TGGAAACTATCACCCTCCGCTCTAAAGAACAAGCTGAGCCATGTCACCACGAAAAAGTAGGAGACAGATATGTTGTGTATAGAACACGAGATAGAAAAGTAATGAAAGCAATTAATTACTATAGACCCGATTTAAAACAATTTTTCACAAACGAAGAGTTAAAGAATGTATAAAAAGGCATTTGCTAGACGTCTTAAAGATAACAAGTTTTTAGTACATTTATGGGAAGATTCGGGTTATTCTAAGATTGAATGGGATAATCAAGCCTACATTGAATGTAATGAATCGGAAGCAACCTATAAAGGATTGAATGGAGAGCCTCTAAAAAAGGTTAAAAATTATAGATCTGATAATCCCAAACTACATTTTCATGATATGCCTCCTTACCAAAAATTCTTAATTGAAAAGTATGGTATAAATGATACACCATCAACAACACATCGAGAATTATTTTTTGACATTGAGTGTGAAATGTTAGATGATATGTCTGAAGAAGGACTAAAAAAAGCAAATAAAAAAATTACATCAATAGCTTGGTATGATAAACAAGTTGATGAATGGGGAATTGTTGTTTTAGATGAAAAAAAACATTACGGAACTAATATTAAAACTAAATCTAATAAAAAAATTATTCCTTGTAGAAATGAGGGAGAATTATTAGCTAAGTTTTTAGAAATATTTAGAGACATTGATCCTGATATTTTAGTTGGTTGGAATAGTGATTATTTTGATATTCCTTATTTGTATTATAGAATGTGCAATGTTTTAGGTCAAGATTTTGCTAAACATTTATCCCCAATAGGATATGTAAGAGAAACACCTTGGTTTAAAGATCAATATATTCAAATTTGTGGTGTTGAATCTTTGGATTATATGCGTTTACATAAGAAATTTAGTTGGGCAGATGAACCATCAATGAGATTAGATGCAATTGGTGAAAAGTATGCTGGAATGAAAAAAATTGAATATGATGGTAATTTAGATAAATTATTTGAAGAAGATATAGCTACATTTATTAAATATAATTTTCGTGACGTTGAAATACTTAAAGTATTAGATGAAAATTTAGATTATTTAGCATTAACTAAAAATTTAGCACATAAAGGTAAACATAATTATAGTGAAGTATATGCTAATACTAAAACACAAGATGGAGCAATTTCAGCTTATTTATTAAGTAAAAACATTATACCACCTGCTAAAGAACGTAACCCAATATCGAAGAAAAATTATGCCGGTGGTTATTTATTTTGTCCTAAAGCCGGTAAAATGGATCTTTTGTTTGATTTAGATTTAACATCTCTATATCCTTCAATTATAATGACTATTAATATTGGTAAAGAAACTTACATAGGAAGAATTATTGATGCTGATGATAGAAATAATCGTTTGGGTTATAATGATTTAAAGTGTATGGATTATGCTGAAGAAATAGTTGTTGAAAATAAAAATAGACAACAAACTAGAATCAAAATTGGGAAGATAGTTAAAATGATTGAACAAAATGATTATTTAATATCCGCAAATGGCGTAATGTATTCTAAAGATAGAGAATCAGTACTATCAACTATATTAAAAAAATGGTTCGATGAACGAGTTATATATAATGATAAAAAGAAAAAAGCAAAAGAAGCAGGTGATGAAAAATTAGCTGCTGCGTTTCATATGAAGCAATATACTATGAAAATTTTATTAAACAGTTTGTATGGTGCAACTGCTCTTGGTAGTTTTAGATATGGTAATGTCATTTTATCTGAGTCAATTACTCTTAGTGGACAAAGAATTATACAAGAATCGGCATTAACAGCTAATAGAGAAATGAATAAAGAAATTAATAATGAATAGTTTAAATAATGCATATGATTGGTTTAAATCAATTTCTAGTCTATTTAGATCTAGAACTAATCAAATAGAGAAATTAATGGATGCCATTAAAAATGAACTTGATTTTGAAAAAATTATCTGTATAGAAACAGGAGCCTCCCAAAATATAGGTGATGGTTGTGTAGGTTTATTTTTTGCAAAATTATGTAAATTAACTAATGGGGAATTTCACTCAGTTGATATTGATGAAGATATAGTTAGTAAGAGTAAAGAATTATATTTAAATCATAATTTAGAGGCAAAACATTATACACAAGATTCAGTTAAATTTTTAGAAGAAACTTCAATAATACCTAATTTAATTCATTTAGACTCTTGGGATTTAGATTTAAAAAATCCATTCCCTAGTGCTTTACACGGTTGGAGAGAGTTTATTGCTATAGAAAATAAAATGCCTATAGGTTCAATAATTATTATAGATGATAACTTTTTTGAAGGAACTTGGATAAGGTGGGACTATCAGGATGAAAGAGAAAGTGAAAGAATAGATATTAATTATCCTATAGTAGGTAAAGGTAGTATGATTTACCATTTTGTTGAAGAAGGAAAAAGTAATTGGAAAAAATTAAGTATAGATTCTTTAGGTCAAAATGAAAAAATAATTTATAAAAAAATTAAATAGTGAAACATATAGAAGATACTCCTTGGTGGATTTGTGATCCTGAAGAAACTAATTATTGTGCTTATAGTGATACAGATTCAATTTATATGCATGCTGAGCCTTTATTAAGACACAGACATAGTAATTTTAATGAAATGGGTATAAGAGAGAAGGATGATGCATTAGGAGTTATAGCTGAAGAATATGAGGGAATAGTTACTAAATCATATAAGAAATTAGCAGCAGATGTATTTCGTGCAGATAAGCATAGATTAAACATGAAAACAGAATGTGTAATTAGATCTGCTTATTTTAGGGCAACAAGACGCTATGCACAATGGATCACTAAACAAGATGGAGTTCCTATTAAAAAGAAAGCAAATAAAAAAGAAAAGAATGAGGTTTATGAAAACATATCTGGTACTAAAATAAGTGATGGAAAAATTCCATTATATCAACCAGATAAAGATAATCCTATGAATGATGGGATAATAGATGTTAAAGGATTAGAATTTAAAAAAGCTAATTTTCCACCTATATTAGGTAAGTTTATGAAGGATGCTTTAGTTGATGTTTTAAAAGGAGCTCCACAATCTAAAATAGATGACTACTTAAAAAAATTTAAAAAGGAAATATTAGATGGTACTATTCCATTAACTAAATTAGGTAATCCTCAAGCAGTAAAAAAACTAAAAAAATACACCGGACGTAAAGCTAGAGCAGGAGAAATGTTTTCTGTTATGGAAAAAGGAGCACCAGCCGCAGTAAAAGCAACAGTTGTTTATAATGATTTATTAAGATTTTGGGGTTTACATAAAAATCATGCTTCAATAGCTCAAGGAGATAAAGTAAAATGGATTTATTTAAAACAAAATCCATACCAAGTAGATGCTATTGCTTTTTTAGAGTGGGATTTACCAGAAAAAATGCGTACATTTATCGAGCAATATGCCGATAGAAAAAAAATATTCGAGTCCATATTATTAAATAAATTAGAAGGATTTTATAATGATTTAGGTTGGACCCTAAATTTAAATCCTTACCAACAAATGTTTTTTAACTTATGATAAATAAATCAATACTACAATCAGTAATTAGCAAATATTATTTAAATGTTTGTGAAGCCGTAACATGGAAAACTGAAAACAACAACCTTTCAATAGATTTTATGTCTCCCACAGCAGATATAATAGGTAAAGTAACTTGTAACAATTTTCCTTTAGAAGATAGTGAATTAGCTATATATAATACTAAAAAATTATCAAGTTTAATTAGTATTTGTAATGGTGATTTATTATTAGAGTTAGAAAAACAACATAAACTAATATCTAAATTAAAAATATCAGATTTAAATTTTAATTTAACATATGCTGTATCTGATCCTTTACTAGTACCTAAAGTAGGTACAGTAAATATCCCAGAATTTGTAATTAATTTAAATTTAACTACAGAAGATATTGATAATCTAATAAAAGCTAAAAGTGCATTACAAGGTATTGATAATATGTTAATTACTACAACAACAAATTTAGATGGTGAAAATGTTTGTGAGTTTGTATTTGGTGATGAGCATGGACATAATAATAAAATTACATATCAAATATCAGGTGATATAACAGAAGAAAGTATGAAAATACCATACAATTCAGACACATTTAAAACTGTTATTCATGCTAATAAAGATATGGAGGAAGGAACAATGAAGATTAGTTCTATGGGACTAATTGAATTTAAATTTAAAACTGATGAAGTTTCTAGTGAGTATTATATGGTAAGAAAAGCAGAAACTGATTTTTAGTATATGTATTATAAATTGACCTTAGGGCGTAAGTATTTTTTTAACAACAATTATTAACCGCTGATCTAACGACAGCATAAAACAAAGTGATATGAGTACACAATTTTTAGAGAGATTATACAACCCGTATGATCTATTATTTCGTAACCTGTTTGAAGCAGGAGCAACATTTACACCGGCTGCAGAAGCCAAACAACAATACCCAATTAATATATTTGAAGATGATTTAGGTCTAACTTTTGAGTTAGCTTGCACTGGCATTCCTAAGGAAGCTATTGAAGTTAAATTAGAAGGAGATAGTATCACCTTTTCTTATGACAAGTCTAAAACACCAGACCCTGAGAGAAAATATATTCATAGAGGAATTGCCAAACGTTCATTTAATTTAGCTTATAAATTAGGAACAAAATTTACACCAAATAAGGCAAATGCCAAATTTAATGATGGATTGTTAATAGTAACAGTACCATTTGCAAAAGAAGCTGCGCCAAAAGTTTTGAAAATTAATTAAAAGTAACCAATAAAGTTCGCCCTATAGGTTGGTTACCTGAATTATTTTTCGTATATTTACGTAAACAAAAAATTAAAGTTATATGCAAACAATCAAAGACCCATCATTAGAACCTTATTATATAGGTAGAGACTCACACTGTTATACAGTATATGAAGTAATTACTCCTGACTCAGATCGATTAAGAACTGAAGACAGTAAAGGGGTAGATTATGAAAAACCTGTAGCACATTATTCCCATTTTGGAAGTGCTTTAAATAAAATAGCAGAGTGCCAATTACATAATAATAGTAAAGAAAATTATACTAGTGTAAGTGAATATCTCGATAGATGGGATGAATTAAAATTAAAATTAGAAACATTAATAAATTATAAAGGACTATGAATTTAGAAGCACTATTTAATGCGGTTATCGTTAAACCGATTGAACAAAACGAAGAAATGTATGGATCAATTGTTGTACCTGATATGGGTAAAGACAAAAATGAACATGGTATTGTAGTATCAGTTGGACCAGGTCAACATACACATATGGGACATTTTATACCTTGTGAAGTTAAAGTAGGAGATGAAGTAGTTTTACCTACTCAAGGATTTACTAAAGTAGAACATAATGGTGAAGAATATTATGTAGGACCAGAAAGTCAGATACTAGCAAGAGTTAAATCTTCTGTTGAAGATGTATTGGCTGAAACAGAAGTTACTGAAGAAGAACAAGCATATATTAATGACATAAAATTAGAAGACAATGAGTAAAATTATAGAATTTGGCCCAGAAGGGAGAGAAAAATTAGTAAAAGGTATTGATACATTAGCAGATGCTGTAGTATCAACATTAGGACCTAATGGTAGAAACGTTGTTATTGAAAAAGAACATGGACAAGTACAATCTACTAAGGATGGTGTAACAGTAGCTAAACATATTTCACTTAAAGATCCAATTGAAAATTTAGGTGTTACTTTAGTTAAAGATGCATCATTAAAAACAGCAGATAAAGCTGGAGATGGTACAACAACTTCAACTTTATTAGCTAGAGAAATGATAAAAGGAGGACTTAGTCATTTAAATAATGGAGCTAATGCTGTTGAGATAAAAAGAGAAATAGATAAATCTGTAAAAGAAATAGTTGCAGTATTACAAGATAAAATATCAGAAGATATATCATCTGAAGATCAACTAGAACAAGTTGCTACAGTTTCTGCTAATAATGATAAAGAAATTGGTAAATTGATTGCTACTGCACTAGATAAGGTTGGAGATGAAGGTATAGTTCATATTGAAGAAAGCAAATCAGGTGAAACTTATTTAGAAACAGTTGAAGGTTTACAATTTGATAGAGGATTTAAATCACCTTATTTTGTTACTGATAATAACACGATGAGTAGTACTTTAACAGATGTTAGTGTTTTAATTGCAGACCATAAATTTACTAATGTAAAAGAATTATTACCTATTTTAGAAGGTGTTGCAAAACAAGCTAAATCTTTATTAATAATAGCTGAAGATATAGATCATGAAGCATTGGCTACATTAATTGTTAATAAACAAAGAGGTACATTAAATGTTTGTGCTGTTAAAGCTCCTGATTTTGGTGATAGAAGAAAATTAATATTAGAAGATATTGCTATTATGACAGGTGGTCAAGTATTTGACAAATCTAAAGGAATGAAATTAGATAAATTTTCTTGGGATTGGTTTGGTGAAGCCAGAACAGCAACTATTAGCAAAACAACAACTACTATAATTGATGGTAAAGGTGATGAAGATACTATTAATAAAAGAATTGAAGAATTAGCTCATCAAGTTGAAGGATCAGAAAGTGAATTCGAACGTGAACAATTACAAAGTAGATTAGCTAAAATGTGTGGTGGTGTTTCTATTATTCATGTAGGGGGAAGAAATGAAACTGAAATGAATGAAAAGAAAGATAGAGTTGATGATGCTTTACATGCTACAAAAGCAGCAATCGAAGAAGGTATTGTACCTGGAGGTGGAGCTGCTTTATTATATGCTAGGGAATCTATTAAAAATTGTAGTATAGGTTCAGAAATAGTTTACAAAGCATGTGGTAAACCATTTGAACAAATACTTATAAATGCTGGGCATGATTCAGTACAAGCTCAAATGTTAGGTAAATATAAATTAGTTGATGGTGGTAATGATACATGGGCAGGATATAATATTAAAACAGATGATGTTGTTAATATGAAAGAAGCTGGTATTATAGATCCAACTAAAGTAACTAGAGTAGCACTTGAAAATGCAGCTGCAGTAGCAGGTACAGTATTACTTACAGAATGTATTGTAGTAAATAAACCTGAAGAAGAAAAACAACCTCAAATGAATCCTTCAATGATGGGAATGTAATATGGAAACAGTAATTAATGAACATAATGAGTTGATCGCAACAAGAGTACCACCTGGAGACAGGTGGAAACTCGTTGCTGATCCTAAAAAACAAGTATATCCTACTTTAACAGAAGCTTTAGAAGCTTATTTACATAAAACTGGATTTAAAGGTGAATATAGATTAGACCCTATGGGGAGTAAATTGTATGCTATTCATTCAACTGAGGAAGAAATAGCTCCAAAAGAAGAAAAAATGTATTCATTATATGGTGAATTTAAGCAAGGTGTTTAGGTTTGGAAAATTAAATAATATTTTGTATATTTAGGTTATGAAAGATCACGGGTTATTAGTAGAAAAATATCGTCCTACAAATATAGATAATTATGTAGGCAATGAAAGTATTAAAAAATCAATATCAAATTATATTGGTCAAAATGATATTCAAAATTTAATATTTTATGGACCAGCAGGAACTGGTAAGACAACACTAGCAAAATTAATTGTTAAAAATATAGAATGTGATCATATCTATATTAATGCTTCTGATGAAAGAGGTATTGAGACAATTAGAGATAAAGTATCAGGATTTGCAAGTGTGATGTCATTTAAACCTCTCAAGGTTGTTATATTAGATGAAGCAGATTTTCTAACTATACAAGCACAGGCATCTTTAAGGAATGTAATCGAAACCTTTTCAAGAACTACTCGTTTTATCTTAACTTGTAATTTTGTTGAACGTATTATAGATCCTTTACAATCAAGATGTCAAACATTAAAGATAGTACCTCCTAATAAGCAAGATGTTATTCAACATTTAATGAAAGTAATTAAAAAGGAAGGTATAAAATGTAGTGTAAGTGATTTAGAAACAATTACTAATAATAACTACCCTGACGTTCGTAAGATGCTTAATACAATACAAGTATCAACGCAAGATAACGTATTAAAATTAGATAAGGATGCATTAGTATCATCTAATTATATGGTAGAGGTAGTTAATGAGTTATCTAAATCATCCCCTAAATTTAATATAATAAGACAAATAATAGCGAACGCTAATGTTAAAGACTTTGAAGTATTTTATCGATTTTTATTTGATAATGCTTCGGATTTTGCACCTGGAAAAGAAGGCACAGTTGCAATACATATAAATGAATATAGTTTTCAATCCAATTTTAGAATTGATAAAGAAATAAACTGTATGGCCTTAATAAAACAATTAATTAATATTTAAATTTAAAAAAATGAGTGAAAACAACGTAGGACAACCACCAGTAAAATTAGAAGACACAACAGCATTTGTATCACCAGAAGGAAATAAAATTTTCCAACAAGGGGTATTATTACGTAGTGTATCAAAATTTGTAGCAGGAACTGATGAAGATGCAGTTATGCCAATCCCAGTATTTTTCTGTCCTGATACTAAAAAAATAGTAGGATTAACATTACCACCAGAAATCAGAGATGAATATAAAGATGATTTAATATAAATGACAGTATTTAATTGGCTAGAAGAAATAACTGTTAAAAAAACACCACCTAATAATTTTACCCAACAAGATTGGGATGATTGGAATTCTTACATGGTACATAGATTTTTATCTATGAATATGAGTTATATTGATATAGTTAATTTTGTGCAGAATATAAATCCTCAAAATAAAAAGGAGATTTATACTATTTATAGGGAAATGATTCCTAAAAGAAAAGTATGGAATAAATATATTAAGAGTCAAAATAAAAAGGATTCTAAAGAACTAGCAAAAGTCATAGCTAATAAATTATCAATTGGAAGTGATGAAGCTAGTTCGTATATTCCCATATTAGGAAAAGATAATATCACTAAAATGTTGAGTGATTTAGGTTATGATAAAAAAGAATTAAAACAATTAATAAAAACAATATAAAATGGCTAAATTAGTAGATATGTTAAGAACATCTGCAGAAGCAGATAAAGCAAAAGCATTGCTATCACTTGAATTATTAGGTAGCAAAGCAGTTGGTATTGGAGACCATTCAACAGGAGATTTTTATAAGAATGCTGAAGAAGCACTTGTAATGTTAGTAGATGCTGATGATAGGTTAGAAGCTTTAAGTAAATACTTTAATGATAAAGGACAAATAAATGGATAGTGTAAAAAAATATTTAGAAAGATCTGATGAAATTAAAGCTCAAGAAAAGTTAGAGGGAATAACCGTATCTGAAACAGTAGAAATATTTGAAAACGAATACCCAGAATTATCTGAAGAGTTTAAAAATATTGGTAGAGAAATGTATGAAATGTTTGCTCGTAAACATATGGATTATGGTTTAAATAATATTGCTTTAGGTGGTGATATTTTAAATAGCAAGGATGATAAAAAATTCTCACTAACTGGTTTATGTATTAGACTCACAGATAAAATTTCACGTTTAAAAAATCTATTAATTAATGGTCGATCATTCGTTCAAGGTGAAGGTATGGAAGATACATTTATAGATATAGCCAATTATGGCATAATCGGTCTTTTAGTAGGTCGCGATAAATGGAAAAAATAATTTGGCTAAAAAGGTTCCAATAATAGTAAGGGAGATTAGAAATAATCCCCCTTCACCAGTTAATTTTGCAGTTGAAAAGAATATATCATATTCTCAATTGTCAATGTTTACTCAATGTCCTAAAAAATGGTCACTTCAGTATAGAGATGGTCATAAAATTAGTGAACAAAGTATTCATATGACATTTGGAACTGCTCTACATGAAGTTTTACAACATTATTTAGATGTAATGTATGAAACAAGTGGTGCTGAAGCTGATAGAATTGATATTGAAGAGTTATTTGAAGATACTTTAAGAAAATGCTATGCTAATGATTATAAAAAAAACAAAGACCAACACTTTAGTTCTTCAACTGAGTTAAGAGAATTTTTTGAGGATGGTAAAGAAATATTAAAATTCTTTAAAAAACAAAGAGGTGCTTATTTTAATAAAAAAGGATGGCATTTAGTTGGTTGTGAAGTACCAATAGTTATGGCGCCTAATTTGCGTCTTAACCGCGTAAAATACATGGGTTACTTAGACGTCGTAATGTATCATGAACCAACAAATTCATTTAAAATTATCGACATAAAAACCAGTACTAAAGGTTGGAATAAATGGACTAAAAAAGACGAAAGCAAACAGTTTCAACTTATTTTATACAAATATTTCTTTAGTAAACAATACAATATACCCTTAGAAAATATTGACATTGAGTTTTTTATAGTTAGAAGAAAAGTATATGTAGATGGAGATTATCCTCAAAAACGAATACAACAATTCGTACCAGCTTCAGGTAAAGTAAAATTAAATAAAGCAACAACAAACCTAAATGAGTTTATAAGTAAAGCTTTTAACTTGGATGGGTCATATAAGGATACTATATTTAGGGCAAATCCAAGTAAATGGAATTGTACCTTTTGCCCTTATAAAACAAATGCAGAACTATGCAATGCTATTGGTAAGAATTTATAATCTGCATATATGTATAGACAAATATAAACAAAAATAAAAATTATGGCAAACGCAAAAGACATGACACTAACAAGTGTAAAAGTAAAAGCTGATTTATT